TCATCTAGGGAGCGAGGCTTTCGTTGTGGTTCCATTTGATTTTTCTAAAACTTTATATGCAGATGCGCAGTCTGAAAAACCTAGTAGATGTGCATTTTTATCACTACTATCTACTAATCTAGCAATGTTCCTTCGGATATTTTTCCATCCATATCTTTCATTTATTGGTGTAACTAAAGTTTTGATGATAAAAATTACTATCGCTAACTTATTAGAAGGATTCCCATTATTACTCTTATTAACGTTATACAAATAATCTTTCCAATCACTCCTGCAAACGGGCTTCGTCTCTAACTGAAGGTCTATTACATTAGCATTGTGTGCACATGCATTCCTAACAAAATTTATACATTTTAGCCATGATAATAATTCAATATCCGTACATCTAAACATTTTTGAAAGTTTTCGTTTATTTCTAGTAGACATAATTTCTACTAATCTAACAAGTTCACCAAAAGTAAGAACTTCCACAGCTAACCAAATACTTGGAAAATTATCTTTTTCTTTATTCTTTTTTAATTTTATATCCTCGGTGCACGATCTAGATGTAGCTCTTAGTAAATCTTTTTTAAAGAAAAATTGTCGCTTTTCTATTTCAAATTTTGAGTATCTATTTTTATCACACCATTTTGAAAAATTAAGATATCCAAAAGCGCCATATTGTTCTCCTAAAATAAAAGCAACCCATGTTTTCAACGCAACCTCAATTTTCTCTATTGCATGTAACAAATGAATTCTTAAATTTTTATCTTGATAGTATCTTTTCAAAACATCGGAAAAATATATTCCTTTGTAATCATATACAGTATTTTCATTAACAATTTTCTTATTAGCTAAAGGCGCAGCAAACTGCTTAATTCGATAATATCCTATAACTTTTAATTTTTCTACATCTTTTGAGGTCATCTGCATGCCTCTTTCTTCAAAAAGTGCCATTTGTTCATCAAACGATAATGATAGTGGTTCCTTCATATTTTTCCTCCAAAATAAAAAAACCCCCATGTCAGTACGTGACTGTCCTAAAAAGGGATGGGGGGATTGTCTTCTTTTTTAAAGAATAATATACTTTTAAAATATTGTCAATAGCTTTTACTTATTTGAATGGACCATGACGGATTCGAACCATCGACCGAACGGTTATGAGCCGTTTGCTCTAACCAGCTGAGCTAATGGTCCTGAAAATAAAAAAAACCGCACTAGGCGGCCAACAAGAAAGAGGTGACAACACATGCCACTTACTAATTATAGCTCTATAATCTTGTTTATCAGTAATAACTTACTGCAATAACATAATACCATATGAAATTTCATTACGCAATACATTGACTCGAAAAATGTTTAGGGTGTTTCCGACAACATGTATCTGGTTTCTTGTCCAAGAGTATTTTTAAATCTTTCGATTTGTATTCGAAACGTTGAAACTTGCAGTTAGCTAATAAATCAGCAACTTGGATTAAAGGTTCCATTTTAGAATCCATATATTCTACTTTGAAATCTACATCTGATTCTAAAAAGTATTCGCAATTTTTATATTTTTTCTTAAAAACTTTATTGATATAATTTTTAAAACTATCTCGATTAGCTACGTTGGTCTGGCTTTGATTATCAATATACAAATTAACTTTTTTGATGTTTCCATATCCAAGTTTTTCCATTTGTTTTAAACAGTCTTCTACTAATCTTCTCAATATATAATTTTTGTGTAATTGAACTGCCTCCCGATCAAAGAAATCTACAGTTAGCATCGACACTTTCGAAACTACGTAAATCGGATGTATATCTTCTCTAACAACTTTCTTTAGCAGTCGTTTCTTCTGCCAGTGTTCCATATTGCTAGTTTTAATTTCTCTACTAGTATGAAAAAGTTGACGCTTCGTTTTAGAAAAGGCCGATTTTACTTTTGCTTCCTCCGAGTCTAAACACCAAAAACCCCCATAAACAAAATAATCAGAATAGTAATTAGAATGTAATTGACCTGAATCATCAATATAAATTGAAATTTCCACTTTGATTCACCTCCCCCTATTAAAAGGATACGAACAAATAATTTTTATGTCAATCTATATTTATAACATACATCCATTACAGTATAAAATATAATTTTTAATTACAAACAGGTAAATCAACTTAATTATAAATCATAAACTATAAACAATAAAAAACGACCACCTTATTGAGAAAAGGCGGTCTGCGTGAAAAAATAAGAGTTTAAATATGTATAAATATTTTACAATATCTGTTTTTTGAGTTCAATATTTTTATGTAAAAAAAGCCGCCTCATTGGGGTAAGGCGACAAGAGGTAGTGATAAAATGAAAAATAAAAATTGTTTGGTGAATATATTTTACCGCTTTCTTTTCTATATTTCAATAAAAATAAGACTCTCTATATAAAATAGAGAGCCACGTGGAAATTAAGAACCCAGGTGACCTTTATTAAAAAGGTCTACTACTATTCTATACCAATGTTCACTATACTTCAATACAAAAACACTCCTATCTTTAGGACTTGGAAAAAGATAGGAGTACCCTTCTCTTACTCGAGATGCTTCTTAGAAAGAGAGAGAAGTGTGATTTTTAGGTAACCACATTTTAAAACAATTATTCTTAAATTTCAATACCTTTTATACAAAAAATAGGTACCAACTAAGATACCCGTTCTTTTTAAAAATTTAAACGTGATGTACTTTCAACTAAAAACTAGCTGCACTTTAATCATTTCATTCTACATTTCAATATAATTCAATGAGACTAAACAAAAAATTTCTTGATCTATTATGTACCACCCTCAAATTGAGGGCTTTTTTTATTTTACGACTGGAAACATAGCTTCTAAGCGATGATACCAAGGAGCGTTTTTGTTCCATTTATCTTGTCCGTAGAAAGGAATATCTTTTCCATTGTTTCTCTTGTATAGGTCCTCAATGACTTTCATTTCATCTGGATGAGACACACGTCTTGTGTTAACTCCGTTACAAAACATTACCGTCCAAGCATCTCCATTCCATTCTAGTTTACCTGTTTTTGAATTAATTGGTCTTTCGTATAAACATTGCATAGTCGTTTCTCCACCTTTTATATTATTTTGATTGTTATTATTTGAATCGCCATTGCCTTCGTTTGGATTACCCATATATTTTTTTATTTGGCTAATAAAATAGTCTTTTACGGCATTTGTTTCTTTTCCATGCAATTCCCACGAACGGTGAGGGCATGCCGTAGGAACGAATTCTTTGTGTAATCTTACAGTATCTCTATTAGGTTGCATGCCCCAAAACTTCATATCTTCAGCAACTTGTTTAAATGTCATTTGTTCATTCGCTAAGAAATCGGCATCGCTAGCACCCATTGATTGACATACTTCATAGCCAACATAGTTCAAATTCCCATCTGGATTCGCTGTGTGCCATGCTGCATTGAATGTATCTTCTACACGTGCAATTGCATTTCGATCAATATAATAATGAGCAAAGCCATTCGCCAGTTGTGTAGGAGACATTACAGCCAAGGCATTGACGTATTGTGCAGCTGTAGCATAAATACTTCCGGCATCATTATGAATGACAACACCTTTTGGCGTTGCATTGGGACGTCTCCCAGCAATCCCACTGCAAACAGATTGATTAATCACTTGCACCATCTTTAGGTTCACCACCTTTATCATTTTCATCTTTTAATTTACTTAAATGCTCCTTAACCCATGAAGGAAAGGGAACGCCTAACTGCCCTAAGTTTTCAATAATGGAAATGCCATACACTGCTATATAAAATAAGACAAATCCAGTAGCGATCGATTCTAAACCCATGATTTTCAAGTATGGATAGGCAACGCTTATTAAGCAGACCACTAGTAAATGTTTTACTAATCCTAGCAATCCTTTTGTGCTATTTCCTTCCTTAATGAAAATACCTTTACATAACCCTGTTAAGATATCCCCTAACACAATCCAGACAAACACCTGAATAAAACCGTTAGAAATCATATTCTTGAATTCTAGTATCAACGCTTGATTATCAATAATCACCATATTTTCCACCTTCCAATAATAAAAACCGCTTAGCTTTTTGCTAAACGGCTTCATTTTAAAATTCAATCTCTATACTAATTCTGTAATATGCATCGACGATAGTTGCGTATTATCAAGTTGCTTATCTGCTGCTAATTCTAAACGAAACGCAAAATACTCGCCTTTTTTTAGTGTGACGTTTAAGTCAAAGGCTGCGACATTTTGATAATTCAAACCGCCAACAGCTCCGACTGCTGATCCAATACCTAAGTCACCTACACCTTCATCTAGTCCCTTATCTATATGAGTATAAGCATATAGAACACCTCTCGAACCGCCAACTTGATATTTAACAGTTCCACTTACATTTAACTTGCAGTCTCTAAGCACTTTTGCTTGCCATCGACCACTATTCCATTCTAAGGGATTACTTTTCATAGGTAATCCAAGTCGTTGCCCTACGTTGCTAAATTCTGGTCCTAAGTTGTATCTTGCCTTATTTTTGAATCCAGGATGATTAGTGCCAGGCGAATACCAAGCTTCAAAAGGTTGTTCTTTTTCCACAAGCATTTTATTCCATGGTGTCCAAGTCGCTGGACTGCCTTGACGACTACGGGTGTATGTTTCACCTTTATACATATACGTTTGACTTACAAATGTATTATCAGCATAAACAACTAAAGCACCATAAGCTGCACCCGAATAAGGTCTGTTTGCTCCAGAAGCTCCAAAAACGGTATAAATACCTGCATCTAGAATTTTATCCCAATCTTGCGAGTTAACAACTGTTTTTTTAGCAACAAACAATCCATTTTCTGCTTCAGTTTTGTTAATAAATAGATCAGTAGAATCAGTCTTGCTATATGCTCCCACTTGCTCAGCTGTCACTTTATGTGGATTTTCTTTATCGTCTACATGATCATTTAATTGTTTTGATTTAACAAACCCACTTTTTTCTAAAACGTTTTGGACATTAACACTAATTTCTAATTGAATAGCTGAATAGTCTATATCTAAATTAGCTGTTGTTACTCCATTCGATGGATCTGTATAATTAATTAGATATATAACCCCTTCGCTAGTAATGAAATTTTTGTCTGTTATTTGCGCTGATATATCTTTATACTCTCCAGCGCTTTCTTGGATTTGAGTTGCCCATGAATCTGTTGACTCAATGTAAGTAGAAACTTTAATTGTTTTGTTGTTTGGCGAAGTTGCTTTAGCACGTTCGCTAATAGTGAACGCTACAAAGCTATCTTTTAATAAAGATACCGCTTCTTCTTGATTTAATCCTTCGAAAATTTGAGGAATTAATTTTTTTGCAGCTTCTAAAGCATTGAATGAACCTAACTGTTGTGGGATAACTCCAGTTTGTGTTGAACCACTACTTACTCCAGAATCATCACGGCTTACTAATTTATTGTATTCTGCTTGAGAAACTTCATTCCATATATCTTTTGGTTTTTTTAGCGATTTAGCAGTTACATCCGTAAAATATTGATGCGCATTAGTTGCTGTATTACCTGCCGTTTTCCCAGAAAAATCCATAGGAATTTTTACATTTGTTGTTCCTGACAGTAATGATACACCTTCCGATTTAGTCATACGATCGTTAAAATCAACCAGTAATCGAGTCGCTAATGTCGGTTGCGTTACTCCTTGAGTATCTGTTCTAGCTTGTACGATTTCAGGGTTACTATCACCTGCTTCACCGACCAACTTGTCAAAATCATTTCTTAGAGCATCGAATTCTTGTTTATTATTATTTGCCGTTGAAACTGCGTTTCCTGCAATCGTAATTGCCGTATTAGCATTATCCATCGCTTGATTCGCCGTTGCATTTGCTTGAGCCCCTGCTTCTTCAGCAACTTTGATTGCCTCTTTACCAGCGGTATCAGCTATTTTCTTCGCATCATCAACGCCGTTTTTTAATTCTTCTTGATACGCATCTACTTTTTCAGATGAAGCATTTGATTGATCCAAAATCGCATTAATTTTAATTCGACCTTGATTGAGTGTGTCGGTTTCTTTAATTTGCTCGATAGCCATGTATATCACTTCCTATTCTGCATTAATGTATTCAATCGTGGCTTTTTGTAAAATACGATTTCCTATCTTGATGAATGGCGAACTATTATCAATCAGTTCTGCAAAATAATCATCTAACGTTTTACCTGATTCATCATTAATTATAAATTCTTCTTGTTTGCTAATTAGTTTTACTGTTAATCTCATTTAAAATTGTCCTCCTAATTGTGATTGTATAAAAACACGACAAATAACTTGCGCTTCGATTCGTGCAAGTTTGTTAGGTATTATCTTGATTGTATGATTACCTCTAGAGATTTTACCGCCACTAGTTTTCCTAAGGTAATTAACAATGTTTAGTCTTTGTTGGCTAGTATCATGAACTGGAATGGTGGTACCATCTACAACTATATCAACACTAGTTGCGCTACTTGGCGCCTCATAAATCCCCCATTCTAATGGATGGCTATGATCAGGTAAAGTAATTTGGTGTGTATGTGCCGGTATTCTTACTTGGTGGCTATGGCTAGGAACCGATATGCTGTGTGTATGGTTTGGTATAGAAATATTAAAATTGTGACTATGGTTAGGTGTATTCACTGTGTGGGAGTGTGCCGGTGTAGTCACATTATGAGTATGATTACCTGAGCTTGTCTTTGTGTACCAATCTGTTGATGCAGTCGACATTAATCTAAATCTCATACCTGACCCCGCATCCATTTCTCGATAAAATGCACTTGATTCAGTGCTACCATTATTAGATGCAACTAGGTGATTATGATCTCCACCTGCTGAACTTGTTTGTGAACTTTGACCATTTACAGAACTAGATTGAATACTGCCTCCTCCGCCACCTGTGGTGGATCCGCTAGAATAGCCTCCTCCAGCTGAACTTGAAACGACACTTCCACCACCAGCTGAACTCGTTTGTGTTGAAGCTCCACCAGCTGACGTACTTTTTACTGTAGCTCCTCCGCCTTTTACGGCTTTTGTATAACCACGATAGCGCTTAGTTTTAAAAGTCAGTTCCACAGTATTTACATGAAAAACATCATCATCTAAGAAGAATTCAATTTCTGCTGGGTATGCCTTTTCGCAGTTATCTTGATAACTGTAGTTCAAAATATTCGTTGCACCTTGCGAGTATGTCTCATTTATTTCCTGTTTACGTTTTAAATCAGACATTGTTGTAGTAAAATCGTCAGATAAATTACCAAGCTCTAGCTGAATATCTTGTGGGGCGCCGAACACATCCTGTTTTGTCTCTTTTTTAATACGCAAATTTATACTTCCAAAATCATCTGTGTTAATCATAATTACAGTTCCTTGTCTTAACTTATCAATGCTTAAAGGTTCATCTGTTAATTTCAATAAATCAGCCGCAGTAACATCCCAAGAAATTTTAGGCTGTGCCCATTTTTTTAACATGTTAATTGCATTGTCTTTTAAAGCTTGTGGAACTGTGAATCGTTGGTCTACCCAAACATATTCAACTAAACCATGTTCTTTTATAGACTTTGCATCTTCTATATAAGGAATATTTTTATTTACCGATTTAATATTTATCTGATTGACGCCTTCACCAGCACCTAAAGGATAAACTCGATTAACTAAATTGTTAGGATCTCTTTCAATCTCAAAACCTTGCATGTTATATCCTTCTTGAATACGAGCAACAGGTTCTTTTGGTGGCTTCACTAAAGATAATTCGAATGGATAAACTTTGGTATTCCATTGCCACATGTAGTCTTCATCAAATGCTTGAGGAATACTAAACAAGGCATCAGCGAGACCATTTTCATTTTCCCATGCATAACTAAAATACCGAGTGAATTCACATTTTTTTAAAACCCAGTGTTTTGTCCTTTGTTTATTCAAAAGATAGTTAATAACATCAACCGTTTTTCGATTCACTAGTTCATGATAACCAAAAAGAACTGTGTCTAGCAAAGTACACAGGGCTTCATTTGCCGTATACGTGATTGAATTGTTACTAGCATCTTTACGAACCGTTGAAGGCATAACACGGTATAATCCTATATATTCATTTTCATTATCTGTTAGTTCAACCCATAACATTTCTTGCAAAAATTCATTTTTAGGATCATCCAACGGCATTGAAAATTCTAGATTCCCTATTTGGTTTTCAATTTTTTCATATCCAACATTATAAGCGTTATCTAAAACTGCCGTGTATTCTCTTTTTAAATCCATTGCCATCAACATATTTTAGCAACACCTCCTATAAGAAACGATTTGGATATCGAATAGTTAGATTAAAAGTACTATCTTTCGCTTGGATGTATAGTGGCTCATTTGGATAAATATAAAAATCGTTCATAGGACGAATCATTGGCTTCCCATTTTTGGTAATATTAAACTGTTCTGTATCAATCACTATTTCTGATTTATCAAAATCACCAATATCAATAGTATCGCTTCTAGTTTTTATCCACACGCCTCTACCAGTACCTTTTATAGTAATAATCGGTTTTACTTTTAACCCTTCGACAGTTGGATATATTTCAATCGGCTTCACTTCTTGACCATTATCTCCCATTAGATAGGAACGGTTTTGAAAAGTAATCATAGTAGATCCCCAGTATGCTCCGCCTTCAATCGTAATTGGTAAGTCAACAGCCCCTGATCCAGTATTACCCATAAGATAGTTAGCCTGAAACGTTATTTCTGTTGAACCCCACATAACACTAGTTGCATCGCTTCGAGTATATTTATATGGATTATTCAACAAGATTGTAAATGTACCAACGACACGATTCAATCCTTCAGAAACTGCATCAATGTCTGACTTACTACCTGACCAAAGCATTTCTGGTTCATCATTAAACCAAATCTGTACATCTTTTTCTGTGAACAAAGCAACGTTTAGTCTGTTAAAAGAATCCCTAAACGCTTCGTTAGAGTTAGCCTCAACTTTGAACTTAACCGTTAATTCTCTTTTCGGAATACGAGCATAAACATGTCGCATTCCATCACGAATTCCCAACTGGTAGCTTTGTATCTCAGTAGGAGCTAACTCTCTTCCAACAACAGATAATGTTCTATAACCTGGAACTAAATCTTCTAAAAAGGAACCATTAAAATTCATGGCTTCCGAAGGCAAAGAGGCTTTTGTTTGTTGTTCATTTACATCAATAAAGTTGTATAACATTTAGCGCCTCCTTCCTAAAGAAACATTCTTTTTATCTTGTTGATTCTGCAATTCTTTACTCATTGGTTTAGCAATAACCCTTGCAACCTCTGTACTATCTAAAATAACAGGTACCTCCACAGTGAATTTTGAAGATACATCTCCAGAAAAAGCTAAACTTTGTGTTCCACCACTAATTGATAAATTTGAATTTAAATTATCCAGCGCTGGCATGGCTACCTTTTTACTTAGTCGTTGCATAGATTTTTCCACAAAGTTTGAATATTTATCAATACCAACCGCTACTCCTGCTGGAATCATTTTACCTACTTCATCACGCATTACACGTGAGGGAGAATGAATATCCATAGCACTTTTCATTGTACTTACAATTTGATCTGCCACACCTCTTGCTGCAGCTAAAGCACTATTAGCATTGGCATTAATGCCATTAGTCAATCCATCAATTGCATTTGCTCCGATAGAATTCATTTCTGATGGTAATTTATCCATTGCAGAAATTATTTTATCAACAATAGACTCAACAGCTCTTACTGGATTCATTGCGTTTTGTTCGATACCGTTTGATAATCCAGAATCAACATCTTCACCAATTGAGTGAAATACACGAGAAGGAGAGTGAGAATCTAAACCTTTTCTGGCACCAGAAACAACATCATCAATCATTTGATTAGATGTTTTTACAGGTAATTGTTTATTAGCTCCAATCCCTTTTTCTAGACCTTGAGGGATAGCTTTACCTATACCAGGGAAATTAGCCTTTTCAACTTCGCCTTTCATATCGGTTCCCATTTGTGGAACAATTCCTTTGGTCATTTCTGCTACTGCGTTTCTACCATTCTCAATTCCTGCTTTAAAGTCTTCAGTAACACTTTTACCTACACTACTAAAATCGGTGCTCTTAATCTGAGTCATTAATGTATCTTTTTGGGTTGGGATGAGGCTTGCTATTTCCTCATTAACACCATTTTTACCTAACTGGTAACCTTCTTTCATTGCGTTCATGGAGGTTTCGCCTGTATTACGATAAACATCATTTAAGCGTTGTAATTGTTCATCTGAAGAATTAACTAATTCTGCTGCTTGGGCAGCACCTTCTGGCCCCATTTTCCTTAGTTGCTCTAAAAGACCTTCATCTACCCCTCGTTGTGCTAACGTAGCAATATTAGTGCTCCATTGGCTAACAGCTTCTTGGTTCTTTTGTAGGTTAGCAGCCATCTGATCAACTGAAATAGCCTGCTTTTGCTCAATAACATCAAAGGCGCTACCCACTTTTGTTTCAAGAGAAGTGTATTCAGCACGCATAGCATCCATAGTCTCTTTTGTTTTACCACTTAACGCATTGTAAGAAACCGTCTGCTCTAAAACTCCATTTGCTACAGCTTGACTAGCTGTTTGCATTGCGGATTCATGTGTTTTTGCAGTATTTATAATATCATTTCTCAAATCTTCTTGAACGCCCATTAAAACTTTTTCTTGTTCACCTAATTCAGCTATATTTTCACGGGCTTCTTTTGTATTCCCGCCAGATTCTTTTAACGTCTGATTCCATTTTTCCCTAGCTGCATTGATTTCCATTAATTTTGCTTCATTATCATTTCTTTGCTGCAACATCTTATTGATATCTTCTTGTGCTTTTGAAGCTTTATCTAATGCGCTATATGCGTCCATTTGTTGTTGAATTTTACCTGGCATTTCAGAAAGTTTATTACTTTGTTCATCGTAAACTAAGTTTAAACCTGTCATTTTACCGTTTAACTCTTCAACAATTTCTGTCATACGTTTTTTCTCACCGTTACTTAATTTCTCTTTGGCAGCGAGCGTTGCCATTTCAGAAATCATTGAATTATATTTTTCTTTAGTATTTTCTAACTCAATAGCTTCATCTTTTCGGGATTGTGCATGTTCTTGATTCTTTTTAATCAAGTCATCTGTGGTTTTCATAAGGTTTTCTTGCTCTTTTTTAACTGCCTTAGTTGATTCAGTTTCCTTATTTAACCATTTCCACAAGTTTACCCCTACAGCTACTAGTCCTCCTATTGCGGCTGTTACCCAACCAATAGGGCCCAATAACAATTTCATAGCGGTACTAAAAACAGTTGTAGCTACTGTAGCTAAACTAATTGTTCCCGTCAAAACACCAACGATTGTATTTTGCGCCACTAAAAGACCAGTTTTTATTGCTATTGCTGCAGAATTGGCTTTATCGGCTGCTAAGTTTAACATCCATGCTCTTCCGAGTGCTGTTGTAGATAACGTAGCCAGTTTTGATATTCCATTGTATAAACTTATTGCGGTTGTATAAGCTTTGATTGCCAATTCAGATTGTTTTATATAGCCTGTCACTTGCTGAATTACTTTCAACGCTGTAAAGGTGGCAGCAAAACTGGCAATTGTTGGTAGTAATGGTGTTAAAGCTGTACCTATCGACGTAATAGCTTTTCCGAATAGTTTCATCAACGGAATAGTTGATTGAATCGCTGCATCAATTGCCTTAAAAGTTATATTAACAACATTTTTTAAAGAGTCTAAGTTTTCGGCAATATTTTTTCCTGTCACTGCTTTGGATAATTCATCAAATGATTTAATAACTGTAGTTACACCTTTAACGGTGGCTGTTTTAATATTTGCCCATGAGGTTTTGATACCTTTTGAGTTTTTCTTGGCTAAATCCGCAAAACCACCTACGCCTTTGTCCAACTCAATCAAACGATTATTGAACTCATTAAATGTAATATCTCCTTCTTTTAAGGCATCATATAATTGGTTAACTGAGTTTACACCTTGTTCTTTGAAAGACTTAGCAACTTTATCCATAGCTATTGGCATTGTTTCTTGTAAAGTTCGCCAAGACTGCATATCAACTTCACCCTTACCGAGCATTTGAATATATTGTTGCATACCACGAGTCGCATCAGCAGTTGAAGCTCCAGAAGCAAGAAAGGCATCATTTAATGCAATAGCTGTGTCAGTTCCTTTACTCAAGCTACCAGTTGAAATTGCTAACTGTTGCGTATTTGATACGATTTCATCTAACGATGTAGGAAGCCCATCAATCCCATCACTTAACTTAGTCATTGATCTATCTACATCTTCTGTTGAGTAACCTAGAGCCTTCATAACTACAGGATATTTATTCAACGTATCAAAACGGTTAATAGCTCCTTCAACAGAATCCTTAACCATATTTACGGCCGTAGATACTAATTTTACGGCACCCACACCTGCTCCAATACTAAGAATTGACTTGCCTAATTGATTCCCTTTAGTGGTGCTTTTATCCAATCCATCCCCTAGCTCACCAGATTGCTTGTTTACACCAGCCATAGAACGTTCAGCGCTACTCATCGTGCTACTAAACGTTCTATCAGTGGCAGTAAGTATTGCTTCGACTGAATATGATTCCATTATTTTCCTCCTTTCCTACTTATTTGCTTTTCTTAATAAATCAATTGCTCCTATATCAACTTTTTCATCAATTAATGATTTACCCAAAATAAGCTTCTCTCGTTCTTCATAATTGAAAAACTTATTGAATTCCTTATAATAAGGTTCAGATTTTTTACCTTTAGTCGCCTTAATTTGGTTATTTAGCCAAGATTGAAGATAGAGGTCTCTTTCATGGTCAAGTCTTTTTAACTGAAACGCCAATAGCCTAACTTCATATTCATACAAAGTCATTCGTTCAATTTCTGATAAATCAGTAATTTCTAGGTAACGAAAACAATTAATAAGAATATTTTCATAAGCTTCAGCTGAGGTTAGTTCCTCTCTTACTTGTTCTCCATCAGAGCTTTCTTGAAATTTCTGACCGTTAACTTTCCCGCATTGCTTTCTTCTAAGTTTTTCAACGTTTCATCAAATAACGCCTCAATATCATCAACAGTTTCAACAAACTCATCTACTTCATCCTTAGAAGGTCTACTTTTTTCCGTAATGGTAGCTGTGTAAAGTACATCAGATAAAACAACGATATTTCCACTTACTAGCTGCGGTAATAATGTTGTTAGTCCCATCCCAAGATTTACATCATTGCGAACTACCCCATGCTGCTTATCCAATTCACGAATAAACTTGACTCCAAAAATACAGTTATATTTTTTTCCTTTAATTTCGATTTGCATGCCTTTTCCTCCATAAGAAAAGGACAGCCGCTAAGCTGCCCTCTAAATTTATATTTTAAGCTTGATTATTCAATGTTAAGGTGTGTTGAGCTGTTTTTTTACCATCCTCTGTTGTTCCTGTTGTGGTATAAACACCAGCCGGTACCGCTTCTGTCCAAGTAATATTTCCTGTTTCAGAGACAGCAAGACCTTCTGTTACAGGTGAAATATCATAGTTTACCTTCTTGTTGGTTGCATTTTCAGGTAAAACAGTTGCTGTGATTTGTCGGCTACCTGCAGCACCAGCATCTGCTGTTGATGTTTTAGGAGAAAACTCTAAGCCAGTTACAGCAATAGACAATGTTTTAAAAGCTGGAATATCTACTCGCTCTGATTCTTTCCCATTAACAACACGAGTTACTTGGTACTCACCAACTGGCACAGAGGTGTTAGGTTCCATTCCTGTTATAGTTAAAGGTGATGTGCCGGAAACAACTTCGGTTTGGCCTTTATAAATTTTAAAAGTATCCACCATATTTATTTTCCTTTCTTAGCTTAATTCAATAGTAGCCCCATCGACTGTAGGAGTTACATTACCCACAACAGGGCTATCTACTTTCCCGGATCAGCTGTCTCGATAGTCGTATCTTTGAAGACGTATTGAACTACTTCTTCTTGATCAGCAGTTAATGTTGCAAATCCTTTTGCGCCTTTACCATTGATACCAAATTCTAATGAAACTTCTACGGTGTCTTCAGCATTAGGCGATTTACCAAATGATGTTACATATCCTTGGTAATAGGTTGCCTTGTACTTGTCAGCATTATCTCCTGTACCTTTTTCTGCTTTGTTGATTTCCCAAATTTCAATAATATCGTCATTGTCTAAAGCTTCTTCTAGTTGATCAACATACGGATCACCGACTGATAAAATAGATGTTGCTGAAAAATCAATTTCCAATGATCCTGGGATGCGAATCGGACCATCTTTAGTGGCCACGGAGTCACTATCTTTTGTTTTTGTATTTTCATGTTCTGTCTGGAAAGCTAATTTCCATGCTGCTTCCTCTTTTGATTTTTTTAACAAACGGAAAAGTAAAATAATATCAATACCTTTAGCCGCTACTTTTGCTTCATTAGCCATTTATATTCCTTCTCTCTATAATATTTTGAATTCTAAAGATATCATTGCCCGCTTCAATGGTGTGTTAGTCGAAATGTCATCTACCACCCGAATACCGCTTGATTGGATATTGAGCGACCAATAATAACCTTCCGTTTCAGAAATAGATAGAGCCTCAGCAAAAATTGCTGAAGCCATATCCGATATTTGTTTACGTTTTTTTGCCAATCCCCATACAGATAGATTCAATATAACCGAACCTTTAACATCAGTCTTGTTGGCTTGGTGCAGTGTCTGAGTATCTTCTAATTCGACAAATGGATAACCTACATCATTCATAGGTTTATAATCGTAGGTTTCATAACCCAGTGATTGACACTTCTTATACACTTCATCGAAAATTGATTGATCTCTTGTTTTAATCATTTCATCAACCTTTCCAAATCCGTTCTAAATTTCACTTTTTGTTGTTTCAGCGGTGGTAAAAAGAAATCACGTTTCACCATAAATCTCGTACCGTTTATTAAATACGGTGCGTACTCCGTTCCTGGTCCTGTATGCCCAGAAAAACCATTGTTCGAAAGCCTCATAACGATACTTCTTTTTGTTGCCCCAGTAGGTTTAACAAACTTTTTACCTTCCCAGTGTCCAGTTAACACTTTTCCGGCTTCAGCTTGCATATTGGCGGTTAATTCTGCTGTGTTATTTCTAACAACTTTTTTCACATCATCAAGTTGAGCATTTCTCTTTAGTTTTTTAGAAATTCCAGCTAATCCATTAATTCTTACTTGACTTCTTGCCATCAATAATCACCTCATGAACAATCAAGCTATTTCTTAATGCAGGAACTCTACTTGTAATAACTTCCCAAGTTTTACCCTCAAACTCAATGTAATCAAATTCTGGAATAACAAAAAGGGGCTGTGTCCTAATGACCTTAGCCCCTTCTTTAATGCTTCCGAAAATAGTAATAGAACGATCTGTACCAATATCAGTTACATTGACATCAGTAGTTTTTCTAAACGGTTCTTCTTCAATCCATTCCCCTGAGTTTGGATCATAATGCGATTCTGAAGATTTTTTTACAAAGGTAATTTCATCTGTATATCTCATACGAATCGGGCCTTTCCACGAAGTTTTTTATATTGCACTTCTTTTTCTTCATTCAAATAATCGTTAATTTGTTTTTCATATTCAGAGAAATCAGAATCAGGAAAGGCCATTGTTAAACCTTCTTGAGAATATGAAATCATACCCTCTTGACCAATCCGGTTAAATCTTTTTAAAACGACCTCGTATATAATCGAATCAAATTTGCTTGGTGTTTCCGATACATTTAACAAACTATTGAGACGTTCACGAGTTCGTCGCTCAATCACTTCTAACTTTTCATTAGCTGGACTATTTAACAGTTTTGTTATGTCCTCTGTAATGCTAGGCATTTAAACACCACCTAACTTAATACGATTGAGGCCCCGTCAGTTGTTGGTGTTACACTTTCAACTTTCGGGGCTTCTATTTTTTTGAATCAGGTAAGACAGTAGCTTGGAATACATTGTCAGCTTCTGGGAAACTTGGTAGAGCTGTTCCTGATGCTTTAGTCCATGTTCCAACTGGGTCTAAATTAGATTCGTATACCATTGCGAAAATATTGCCTACTGTGTAATTATTTGATCCAGTTGATAACAAACGAGATTCTTCTGGTGTTACACCGAAAATAGACTCTCCTGGGTTTTCATCACCAAACATGACTAGCTTGTTTTCTGGGAAATAACGTTCTTTTACTAATACGCCCTTTTCATTTTCTTTGTTGTATTTCGCATCATAAGTTACAAGCGTTGGCAATCCAAACTGTTGGAACATTTGATTTAAAGAGCCGATTGTTGGCAATAATCCTGCATCTTTAAAATATGCTTTAATACCAGTGTTTTGAAGAATCGCATTGCGTACTTTTGTAGATGTTAAGATACGAGTAGGCGTAGTATCCAAAGCGCTTGCCCATTCAGTCAATAGACCAATAACATCTGTTTCAGGTGCAGTAAAGTCAGCCGTAGCTTTATGATCTTCTGGCACACCATAATCAACTACTAAATCTAAACCATTTTCGTCTAATGTAACTGTTCCATTTGCTAATACTTCCATTCGCATCTTTTCAACACGCGCATTTACAGATCCAACCATTGCATCTACATCGTTGTACACTTCTTGTTCTAAGAAACGTTGTTCTGCTGCATCACGAGGCTTGCGTAAAGCCATTAAATCTTTTTCTTTTAATTGAATTTTACGTTTGATGAACGCCAACTCTTGAGCTGTTTTTGATCCAACACGTGAAGCAATCTCAGCTTCTGTATCGAATGCATGAACGCTTGCAATTGTCGGAATTTTAGATCCCGCTTTTAAAACATCAAACTCTAACCCCTGTACCTTACGTGCTGGAAACAATGTTTCTCCTAATAAAACTGGTGCTTGACGATTATTTACATAATCTAATACATTTTTCTGTGAAAATAATTCTGCAATATTTGCCATTTGAAATCCTCCTAATTATTTATTAAGCAGTTGGAACTGCTAGCATTTTACCGTTTGCATCATAAAATTTAACTTCACGCATTGCTTTTTGAGCTTCCGATGATGGCTCAACTGGTAATCGTTTAATAAGAACATGCCCTTCAACAATTACGCCCACTGGTTGTGGTCCATTTGATACATCAACATCATTAATTGTAATGCCTTCTGCTGTAGCATCATTTTTAGGAAACACTGACCCTGCAGGTAACACTCCTTTTTCTACTCCTTCAGTTGTTTCATCAACTTGTTTTGTAAATGAAATGAATTTTTCGCTCTTTAAAAAATTAATATCTTGATATGTTTGAGTTTTCTTTACATAAACCATTCAAAATTCCTCCTAATTTGTCGCCCAAGGATTATTTTCAGGCGCTTTATTTTGATTATTTGCTTGTTTAGCCATTTGTGCACCACGAGATAAGCTAGCATCAGCATTTCCATCAAGTGGGAGTTTAGAACCAATTCGTTTCTCAAAATCTGCTTTAATCGCTTCACGTTCAGTTTCGATAAGTTTTACAACAGCTTTAACATTTTCAGATGTCTCCTCTGCTGTTTCCTTTACTACTAACGAAAGTAATCCCTCAGTCGCTTGAATACCTTTATCAGAAAACATTGTAGTAGCAGTCTTAGACATTTCAGCTAAGTTTTGCGCACTTTCCAGCTCTTTGATTTTTTCAAGTAACTTCTGCTTTTCATGATCATTTTTCTCCTGATCATTCATTTTGGCTAATTTATCAGCTTCTTCTTGTTTCTCTTGAAGCTCTTTTTCCCAAGCTTCTTTTGTTTTTGATACTTCAGCAGCAATCATTTTTGCTACTTCATCACGAGAAAACGTTTTTCCATTGCCTTTATCTTTACTATCATCTTCTGGCGGTGTTTGCTCTTGACCTCCGGCCGGTTGGTCCGTATCCCCATCGCCAGTATCTGGATTATCAGCAAAGAATTGTAAATGCATTGGCAATAATAGTTTTTTTGTTTTCATGATTATCCTCCACGGTTACGCCGCTACCCGATATATTTGATAAGTTACGCCTATCAATCGAAACAGCTTTCTCTTTAGTGCCTGTAAGCAGTAAGAAGGCAATATAAAAAGCCTAACGTTTGTTAGACTCTTCTCTCTTTAAATATTCTTCATAATCAGCATCTAAGTAATCGTAAGGATCGTCATTCATAGAATCACGCCTTTCTGCCGTATTTTTCATAAACTTGTTTTATCTGATTGATATTATCCGTTTGAATTAACATTTGTTCACCATCATCAATAATAATTGAGATAAATTTAGGTTTACCTTCAAGCAATTTCTGAACTGTTTCATCATTAATGAGACAATCTATTTGCTTAAACGCACCAGTTTCATCGTCAACACCTGACCAATAAACTAAAGAATAACTTTTCAACTTGATCCCTCGACTTCTTTTCTTAATTGAGAAATTAGTCTGTTTAGCTTTTCTGTCAATTTACCTTTCTTTTTTGTACCAAAGTTTGTTTTTCTTTGTTCATGCATTAATAACTTGATTTCGGTATTCATATACATAATTGTCGCTTTATATCCACAATTTGCACATTCAGCATAATGGTGTTCGACATCCTTCGTGATATTTTCAGATTTTCTAATTAAAGGAGTGTGTTTATGACAGTGATTGCATTTATATAGATTATCCATTTACAGACCTCTTTCTTTCAGTGACTTCTCATAATCCTCACTAACTTTAGGGACAGTAGAACATTTGCAATGAGGATGCATATATGGAGCATTAATGCCTTTTTTCATCTTTAGTACTTTATAAGGACTACCCTTAGCTACTTTTTTACATATTTCACAGGCAAACGGTTCTGCAATGTAATCATATTCTTCTATATCTGCATCCACGTAACTTTGCTTTTGAATATCTGTTTGAATACCAGATATTTCAGTCATCATTAGCCTATTTAGCTTGTATCTTATATTTAATTGGTTAGGCTTTAAAAATTTAGCCATCTCTTTTGCTACTGCTCTTGGATTTTTACCTTGAGTGATTGCCTGAGTGATTGTTTTTTCTAAATCAGCTTTCATTTCAACAAAATTTTGCCAAATGTTATCACTAAACGAAGGGAAGTCACTTGATTTGAATGAGGCATTAACAATTTTTCTAACCTTAGACGAATAATTTTCTTTAACGGTTTCGCCTAGTATTCCCGCCTGTCTTAAATATTCATCTTTTGCGGCTTCAGTTAACTGAGAATATCCCCACTTATCTAGCTCATCAAACAACGTGATTAATTCTAAACCAATCTGAGACTTTAATAGTTCTAATCTAGACACTCGCATTACTAAGTTATAGATTTTCAATTCTTTATTGGCTTGCGGGCTAAAGTCCTTATTTTTTACATATTCCTTCGCTTTTCTCTCAAAGCGTTTTACGTCCATCTTATTAGCCATTTTTCTTGCTTCGCTAATCGTAATCTTTTGGCCATTGGAAAATCTATCCCAGTTAGCTTCAATTTCCTTTTGAATCGCATCAATAGCATTTTGAAGCTGTTTAACAATTTCTTTTTCTCTATTACGATCTAGCTTCATCTGCTCTTTGATCCAAGCATCTTCACGATCTTTTAAATAGGACATCTAAATCAGTCCTCCTCTGTTTCCGACTGATTCGCCAAAAACTCTGCCTGTTTTTCTTTAAGCTTCGCTGTATCTTCATCGGATAATGTATCTGGTTGATTTTCCTTTTTCAACCTCTTTAGTTCTGTTTGAACAGGAACACCAGTCAATTTAGCCGCCATTTCGCAAAGTGTTTCATCTGAAACAATTCCAACCATTCCGGCAATAACTTCCATAATTTCTTTATCTGATTGAGGAACGTTTGGTGTGAATAATATCTCTATAGCATTCACCTTTTCAAAAAGCAGCTCTTTATCATTATCTCTAGATACAAAAAAAGACTTAACTTTCTCAGCAAGCCCTGTTGGTTTATTTAAGTTATCTTTCAATGACCAAGAATAAGTTAGTAATCTTAGTCTTCTCATGATTGCTTTTTTGACCATTCTTTCTTTGTTCTTTCTATCGTTGTCACTTCCCCAACCTTTAAATCTAAATCCAATGCCGGACTGATTACTGCCAATATTTTCATCGGTAAAATCAATTAAAGAAGTGAAGCGCAACATATCAGAAACCAAACGGTCATTATATGCCTCTGTCCCTTGTGTATCATACTCTTTTTTCAAATAGTATGCATCAGGATCGCTACCTGTTTGGCCATCACCATAATATTTCTTATCCCCTAAGATTAACAATCTAGCTTTTATCATGTCGTTTAAAACGTCTACTGCAGAATTACCTTCTTCATCACCTATAGCAGTTTCTGGATTTCCTTTAATAACTAAATAAGCTTCAGATGAATCTTGTTGGAAATTAGCCATTGAAGATTGCGATAAATCATATGCATCTATATTATCTAAAACTGTTTCAAAGTCTCCTAAACGCTCCTCATTGTTAATCCATTCATTTACTTGAATAGAATCAAAGAAAGTTTGATATTTATCAATTAATTTAGATTGTTCATAGTCTTGATTTTTTGATTCATGTTGATAAAAATAGCCATCATTTGCATAAATGTCGATATAACTAAATGTTTCATCGTTAAACTCCAGATCATAACAGTGAATAGCACATACAGAATTCTTGTTTGTCGTTGTATCATAAATAACGAACGTCTCTTCTGGACTGAATTTAGCTAACATTTCTTTACCGTATTCATCTCTACCGATATATTCAAATGCTCTTCCATAAACGAGTAAGTCGTCTAACATTAACTGATTATGATAATCTTCATTTGATTTGCTAGAAAAATCATTAATTTTGTCAGCTATAGTTTTATCGCCATTGTACTTCAAAGGATTACCTAGTAACACGCCTTTTTTAAAATTGACAATAAATCTAGCCCAATCATTTGCAATCTTGTTGTCTGCTCGATTTTCACTTTTATCTTCAGTAAACTTTATATTATTTTGTGCTAAAGAATAACGCTTTAATTCTTTAAGGCGAGGAACTTGTTTTTCTTTATGGTGTTGAACAAATTTAACAATCATATTAAAAACATCCTGGTGCTCAAAATCTATGACTTCTTCTTTTTCTCCGTTCGAATATTGCATTATTCGAGTAGGCAGTTTGCTTACTGGCACTTTATAAACTAGATTTGCTTCTTTATCAAACCTAGAACCGTTCAATAATTTATTATCCACTATATCACCTACTTAATCCTAACTTTTTGAATGTATTAATAGTTTTCTTAACGTTTGCTGATTCACGTTTACTTCTCATATCCTCGCTAAATGCATATCGAGTAGCATCGATTGTATGATTATCTTTATCCTCAAGCCTTGGCTTAGGATTCCCGTCTCTATCTGTTTGATAATCAATATTTTCAAATTCATGTGCTATGTTTGGTGTTCTTATAGGATCTATACAAATAAAATCTAAATCGTCTAACCATTCTTCACCATACTCAACTGAATCAGGTCCTTTTTTCACTCCATATAATTTCTTTATCGAGTGTTCATTAATAAGCTCAGCAATTGATTTAGGTTCAGCGGAATCTGCTCCAATTCTTTCTGATTCATATCCTTTTGCTCTTACTTTTTTAGCTAATTCTCGATTACTAATTTTCACTCCGTAGATTTCATCGATAGCATAAATGCCATTTTTCTTTTTGTCATAGTGCCATCTAACGAATGCTAGCGGGTCAGTAGCATAGCCAAAGTCCAGTCCATTTCTGATATTATCAAAATTAGCAACCATTTCATCAGTGATACAGCCTTTCTCGATTTTTAGATTACCGAAAGGTACAACACCTGACCCAATTGCTTCTCCTAAATATTCCCATCGATATTTTAAAGGCTTATTAGCTTTCACATTTTCTGCTTCTTCGATAAATTTTTTCGATAAGTGATGATTTCCTAAATATGTCGAATGATGAACATAGGTATTATTATCTATGAAGCTTGATTCATATTTCTTATTAACCCATGACTGACGACGTTTAGGCGGGTTATAAGAATAGTAAAAGCTGTAATCAAATGGATAAACATTCTTTCGCTTAGATTCGTTTACAATTTTCCCTTCTAACTCCTCACGCAATACCGAATTTTCAATTGTTGTAACCTCATCTTCGGTTTTAAATTCTGCAAGTTCTTCTATCCACATAATAGCTAAAGGGAAATCTGCATCTTTTATAGATTTTATTTTTTCGGGATCATCAGCACCAGCAAAATATATTTTGTTACCCCGTGGCCTGTAAGTAATTTCTAACTTAGAATCTACAAACCGAAAAAGATGCCGAACGCCCATAGCGTTTGCAGCACCCTTAAAGTTTGCATATACAGATTTTAGTATTGTATTCTGAACTTTCCTAACTCCCAGAGCAGAAACAGGATATTCCATAATATCTAACATGATTCGCATTGGAATATGAAATGATTTACCAGAGCCACGGCCCCCTTTTAAAACATATCTTAAATGTTTTTTTCTCTTAGAGGCTATCCAAAATGGTTTAAACTGATCAAGCAAAATTTCTGATAATACTACTTTACTCATTAATATCATCCACAATTGTTACAATTTCAGTCGCTGAAATCTCCTGTTTATCAGTGAATAGCGCATGACGTTTACCCAGTAATTCAGCAGCCTTTAGCCTTTCTTTGGCTCCAACATCAATATCAGTTAATCCTTGAGCCCCTTCGCCCAGACCGATTAAGGTTTGCTCTTTTTGAGATCCACGCATTACAGAAGTGAGATATTGCAAAACTTCAGTTCCCGATGCAATAGATAATTCTATCGCTCTTTCATCATAAGCATTCTTCAGTTCTTCAATAACAGGAGGGATGTGTTCATACTTTTTCATTCCTGTTAATAAGTTAGAAGCAATAGTTCCTGCCGTTTTAGCGCTATACCCTGCTTTTTTTGCAGCCTCTGTTCCATTGATAAAACCATTTGAAACATATGCTAACACGAATTCTTTTTGCTTATTTCGAGTGGATGGCCACTCACTCATAAGATCTGATGCTAAATCAGCTATTTCATTAATCAACTGGCTTTGCTTTGATTCAGCCATGATATTCACCTTCTTTCAATGCAAAAAGACACCTCGAAAGAGATGTCTTTGTTTTTACGTATTTATTTCATGCTACCATAGTAACATCTTGAATAGGGCATATTCAAGACAACTTTAAGACATTTGCTAAATCATCCAAGCTATCGATTCCATACAAGAATATAGATAACTCATCCGTCGCTTTCTTGATATCTCGATCAACCGTTCGAAAATCGATAGCATAATAAGAGGCCATCTCTGATTTAGATTTTCTGAAATTACCATCTTCTATATAAACTGATTTTATAATATCGAATCTTCTCTCCGCTGCATCGCCATTACTTCTGCAATAATTATTATAGGACGAAAACATTAAATCAAAATAATCAAGCATTTCTTTTGTCCGAGCTTTATATTTCATTAATGTATCTAAGTTTAAAGCTTCTGAATCAAATACGCTTATTTCGTAATCTTGAATAGTCGGAACAATGCTATCGCAATGTTTTTTTAACATACGATAATTTTTCAATAGTAAATTTGTATTTCTTAATTTCCAGTCTCTTTTTTCTCTTTTTGTTTCTTTCTTTTTCTTTTCTTGAATTTCAAGAACTTTAGCTGTGATAATCTCAATTTGATGCTTGCTTAGTCCTTCAGCCATTGGCATTACCTCCCACAACCTGTTTATAACTATCTTCTTGAATTTTGATCAATACCGTTAAGAATGCTAATACAACTGGATGATTGTTATAGCGATTTCCTAATTCTCCGATTGACTGTATTAACCAATCCCAATATTTATCTGAAGTGATTGGATATTTTTTAGATATATGGTTAGAATCAGCCATCCATTGTTGAATATCTATAAATACATTGGACCAATTCATTCAATCGCCTCCACTTTGATATAAATCCCTGGAACATCTGCCCAAAACTTTTCAGTGATTAAACTGACAACATAGCTGTCATCTTTCCAGAAATTCAGTTTTGTCATACAGTCTTGCAACAGCTTATTACTATTATCTAAGTCGGGTTTTGTATATTTGTACTCACCATTACTATGATTGCCCACAACTGGGAAACACCACTTCACCATCATCCGAACAGGCACCTCAAATTTTTCATTCGGTACATGTTTTGATAAGTGAGCCATCAACTTAGCACGTGCCTTTTTCAAATCGTCTGGCTCATAAAATACTGGCTTGTTTTTCACTACGTGGACTTTCTTCTGCTGATGGGTAGTTTCTGGCGGAATTATATTTAGAAAAAATTCAATCATAACAATCCTCATTTCTTGTTATTTTATTTTGGTATAGTCCAATATTTTTTCATTCTTTCAAATTCTATTTTTGTCACGCTCCACCCTTTTATCAATAGCTATCCCTGGAAGGGAGCTATTGATAAGGGTAGCGGACAGCGGTATAACAATGTTTTTTGACTGTAAATAGCTTTAAATAGCTAAATAGCTTACAACGGATAGAACGTTTTGTATTAAGCTAGTAAATACCTAATAGCTGTTTACGTTAATCTTTTTTCATTTTTTCGACATATCCTTCTATTATTTTATAGCCACCATGTTTTTTTACCTTGTTATAGATTGATTGCCTAGACATATCTAAATACTCTGCTAACTCATGGACTTCTACTGGTCCACCATCCATAGACAATACACTGAACGCTGTTTCTAGCTCTTGCTTAGATTTTTCACTTCTTGATTGATTAGACTTACTAACGCCTTTTTTCCAGTTTTCTTTAGGATTGTCTTCTAGCGAAATATCTTTCAATGAATCATCGAGGACATGAATAGGATATTTGAACCATGCATTGATAGGATCAAACTTAGGGAATTCCCGCAGCGTGCCATCAATTCTCCAAGCCGTGCATTGCCGAGCTGCACGAACTGCTTTTTGCCTTTCTAATTCAACTTCCTGTAAAATAGCTTGAGATTTAATTGCACTCATTAAGTGTATTCCCATTTGTTTTGTACTAAACACATCATCTTGGCTAATGGCGTTATATGATGGATTATATTTTCTTATTGCTTGTTCATAAGTCTGACAAATCGCTTCATTCTCTAAAGCCATATACCTATCTTCTGTAATAGGCAACTCGATTAAATCTAAAATCGCATCGGGATCCCTGGCAAATACTCCGCTACCACTTGAACGATCAATTGAATTTTTACCTCCTTGCGATCCTTTTGAATGATGATGGCAATAGATTACTGCACAATCTAATTCCGTAGCTATTTTATCGAATTGGTTGGTAAACTTAGCCATTTCATGGGCGCTATTTTCATCACCAGTCAGAACTTTATAGATTGGATCAATAATCACAGCCATGTAATTAGATTTCTGTGCACGTCTAATCAACTTAGGCGCCAATTTATCCATTGGACTTGTCTTTCCACGTAAATTCCATATATCAATATTTGATACATTGGAGTGGCCCTGACCTAATTTTTCATAGATATCAACAAAACGAACTTTTGCGGACCGTTCATCTAATTCAAGGTTTACATATAATACCTTCCCCTTTTCGCAATCAAAACCGAACCATTGGCGACCTTCAGCAATTGCAATAGCTAATTGTATCAACGAAAAGGACTTTCCGGCTTTTGATGGACCAGCTATAAGCATCTTATGGCCTTGTCTTAGCATGCCTTTAATTAGTTCTGGTGCTAATTCAATTGGCTTTGCGAACAAATCTTCTAGGCTTTCTGGATCAGGCAAATCGTCATTAACGCTTTCAATCCATTCTTTCCACTCGTCCCAAGTAGATTTACCTAAATTGGTATCGATGATAAATTGTTTTTTGTCTCCACGCAGTACCCCAGGCATTCTGCTTAAACGAGAAGGATTTCTATTTTGATTATCATTCGTTAACCCATTCTTTTTGCAGACATCATATAAGTAATCAACACGCTTTCTATATTCAGCATAGTTATCTGCATCTACTCGAACGATAGCATGTATTGATTTCTTTCCGCTATACAGCATGGCAGCAATAGGAAGCTCTAGTTCTCGCATGATAGCATTTTGTTGTTCAAGCCCCATATTGTCAGACTCTACTAATGCATATCTAAATTCTGTTACATTGTCATTTTTTACGCCTTTTCCATCCATAGGATTAAAACGAATCCAAGCCCCAGCTTCTTCATTATAGTCCCCTAATACTGCTCCAATGTCATCACCGCAATGGGTCAATTCTTCGATTAACTGACCGGCAGTTCTATCATATGCACCTTTGTTAGAAGGTTTCCACTTTCCATCTTCGTCTTGCCACGACTGGACATTGTAAGCCACTGTTTCAGACGGTTCAAACAATGTTTCTAAATAGCGAATAATTTCTTTCGCTGGCTCCCACTTCTTAGGTTCCTGAATTTCTTTTCCTTCAATCCAATTTCGGTCAATGATAACCAGGTCATCTTTTTGTAAAGTATCATTCCAATCCAGCTCATGGCCACCATCTCCTGATTTGAATGGCGAAGTCCATCCGTTTTCTTTGGCCAACTGTGTAATTGTAGCACCCGTAATTGGTGAAGAAGTTCCTTGAAAAGACTCCCATTTTTTAAAACATTCTCCTGAATGATATCGGCTATCTGATTGACTCCATTGATCCCAATCGACAGCTGTGTATCCTTCCTGTTTTAGCGCCATTCCAACATTGACCCACTCCTGGTAACCAAGAGAAGCTGGGTCAATGTATTCTAGTAATTCAATTAAATCTAACTTGTTTTCCATTTGTGTCTTCAGCTCTCTTTTTTTATTTTTCAGTCGCAAATCCCATGATGATTTGATTCTTTAAATATCGTAATTGCTGTCTGGCATATGCTTCCTCTCTACAGCAAGATAGTCTATAGTTAATATCCTTTAAAACCGCTAAATCAAAATTGTATTTGCCCAGTAATTCATTGATTTCTTCTTCAGCTGTTTTCATTTAATTCTCCTTTAGCGTGATCGGTCTGCCATACTTTAAAATTTTCCATTTGCCATCTTTTGTATTGGTTTGATTCATATGATTTCTTTCATCACAAGCTATCGCATAATCGAAAAATAAATCGGCTTGCTCTGATCCGCGCAGGTATTCAACATAAACGCCATCGACTTGTCGCCCTAAAATATAAACTTCTGGATAACTTAGCATTGCTTATCCTCCCTTAAGTACATTTCTGAGCTGACGTATGCTTCTATTAGTTTGACGGTAAACTAATATCACTAAGTTTCTATCAACGCATTTCAAGTCAACATATTCAAAAACATCATCTGGGTTGTTTCTGTTTAAATCTTCAAAAAATCTAGTAATGTGAACATCGTAAGGTTGAGTATTGAATTCTTTAAATTTGATCATTTATTATTCTTCCAATGCCCATCCCATTAATTTACTCATTTCAAATACTACATTTCGTCTTACTCCAGTTGAAACACCTAGATAATTAAATTTTAAAACATCCCATTCTAAATCAGTTGTAACTGTTTCAACATGCCTAACATCTTCAAACTTCATTGTTTCACCAGTCGGTAGCCATATGATCAAACTTTTTGATTTTTCCATTTATTATCCCTCCACCTTCACAGCAAACGGCCAATAGCGCTCATCAATTGCTTTGATTTGATTTTCTGTTAACATATCCACCTTTTCCTTACATATCGTAAAATCAATTGTTCCCGTTAAATTTAAAAAAGTATATCCTGTGTTAGTCGCCCCTTTGTCTGGTAATAAAACGTGATATAATGGTCCCTTCTCGACTTCGTAGCCGTTAGCTAATGCATTAACAAATAAATCTCTGTTCGACTTAAACCACAAAGAAAATTCATCATCGGGCATTGTTCTTAAGAAAGAATCTGCGGAACTGATAATATCAACTTTATCAGAACCCATTCCTAAACTTTCTTCAATAAAATCATCAGCAGTTTTAGGTAACATAGCTTTTTTCGGTTCGTCTAGTCGTTTTGCTAAGCTAATTGCTTTTTCGACAGCATAGTTAGCGCCTCTCAAATAACTATAACTATCTGTAGGAACTTCTAAGCATTCTAATTCTTCAATCAATTCTTGTTTATTCATCACTGTTCCTCCACTTCATCAAATCCACAGATTAACGATTCTTCCTTCCAAATTCCACAATCTTCCAGTACAACCTCTCTTTTATCTTCTTCAGGAAATTCAAGAATCAGCCCATTCACTAATACTGCTTTTACTACCAAAAATTGGTTTGTGTATTGTGGAACTCCTTTACCGATATACTTTACTTTGACTCCTGGTTGAATGCTCATACTCATTCCGATACCACCTTACGTTTCGCTATATCATCAGACCAAGCAGCATAATAATCAAAGTCATAGCCATCTTCTCTTGGATTTTCGTCTAAACGATCTGGATCATACATTAATATGGCCTGTTTCAACTCTTTGGATTCATCTTCTAGTTCATCTATCAAGTCATATGGTATCTCAATTGAAACTAATTTAACTGTTTCATCTTCCTCTGGCTCATTTGACATTAGATAGTCTTTTTCCTCTTCGAATTCTTTATTTGCTTGAATTATGCTTTCTGTCCAATGTCCAGTATTTTTTGAACTTTCATATCTATATAGTTTCATTTTGCTTCCTCCTACAACAAACCGCTATCAATCAGCAATACTTCGCCATTTGCTTCAAGATTTTCTAACTGATTAAAAGCTTCTTCTGCGCCCAACTCTCCACCATCTTCAATATGACTTTTAGCAAGCATTTTGAACGCTTCGTATTTATCAATTGTTTTCATATCATCGAAAAACTCTTTTTCGTCCTCTACATCGCAAACAATATCCTTGTAAAGTTTTAAACATTGTTTTTCATCTTCAGCAGCAATTAATGCATAATAAGGTTCTCTCATTTCGTAAAATTTCATTTTTCTTCCTCCTTAAATCGATCGATAACCAAATAAATAAATTTACCTTCTAATCCTTCTAATATTTCAAGTAAATTATGACCACCTAGCGTAAAGGTTTCTATTTCATAACCTTCAATCGTCCATGTACTGTAGCCATACCAGTTCTCTTGAAACTCTAACAATCCCATACTGTCCAATACCACTTTTTCTTTAATACTTTCTAATTTTTCTTGTTTGTCACTAGCGTATAGTTGCATTATTACATTTTCAGCAACACGTTTATCATTAATTCCATTTTCAAAGTCTTCCTCTTCATCTGAAATATTTTCGTATCCTAAAGCTGACAAAGCGTTCAAAATTAAACTACCGAGTTTTCTATTTTCTAGATCAAATTCGTTATAATCTTGTCTGTGCATCAAGCTTTTTAATAAATGGATTGCTGGATCACAATCTCCTATTTTAGCGACCCAACCTTTTAGTATTTGTTCTTTACTCATTCTGTTCCCTCCGTCATCGATTTGCCGCGCCGTACGACTTCATCATATGAATAACAAAAATTACTTCTATTATCAGCTACAACTTTTTTCTTATTACACCTTGTACATTTCATTGCAGTATTCTGTGTATCCCCACCAATATGTGCAACTACCACAAAGTTATGTTTACATCGTTTTAAAAACATTGGAATCATCTTCTTCACTCGCTTTCTTAAATTACAACATCAAATCCCCAAGAAAAGCTTTTTTCATTTCTTTATAGATGGTTAGTTCATTTTCTGCCGTCGCTATTCCATCAGTGATATGATCCATCATCCGAACAAAGGCTTTTTGGGTTTCTCGATTGAATAACTCTATTGGAAAATTACCAATTTCCTTTTCTTGTATATTGATACCTGTTGCATACTTTGCAATAAATTTGTCTACATTTCTTTGTAGAATTAAATTGAAATACTTAGGCTCGATGCCATTTTGAGGAATAATCACAACTTCCTTTGTTGGTACTTCCCTAGGATATTCTAGAAAATCTATTTGGCCTTTCGTAGCCGATATTTGAATGGTTGATGTTCCAGCAGGATAAATGTATCCCGCTTTTGCCCTTCCAAATTCTGCCACATCTTCTAATTTGACACATTCAAAGTTATCAAAATCAATCATAATAGGCTCAATTGCTCCCCTTCCGTCGGTTCTGCTCTCTTTATTCGTCGTTTTGGTTTTTGATTATCCTTATACCCAACATGTTCCGAAAAGAATGAAGCAAACTCTTTTATTTGTCTATCAGCTTCTGGCGTAGTTCCGACTAAATCATTCATCATTTTGGCTAGCTCGATATTATTTTTTGCAATCTCTTGCTCTGTTTGTTTCATTTCTGCCATTATTTCAGATAGTGGCTTTACAGGTTCTGGTTCAAAAGTATCAACATAACGAGGTATGTTTAGATTAAAGTCATTTTCTTTCAATTCTTCGATAGTAACTACACTGCTAAACTTATCAACTGCCTTTCTCGCTTGGAACACTTCTAAAATTTTAGCGACATGTTCGTCTTCTAAAACATTCCAAGCCTTTTCCTTTTTAAATTCCTTGCTGGCATCAATGAATAAAATATCTTTATTCAATCGGTTCTTTTTTAAAACTAGAAGAACCGTAGGAATATCAGTATTCATAAATGCTTTTGCAGGTAGTCCAATAACAGCATCTAGCAGATTCTTTTCAATAAGTTTCTTGCGAATCTTTTCTTCTGCAGCACCTCGAAACAAAACGCCGTGCGGTAAAATAATAGACATCACACCATTTTCTTTTAGTTGATGGATACCTTGTAATAAAAAGGCGTAGTCCGCTTTTGATTTTGGTGCTAATACATCAAAATCCGAAAAACGCTCTTGTTCTAAATACTCTTTTAATGGATTCCAAGGGAGCGAGTAAGGTGGATTCATGATGACCGTTTCCGATTTAGTCGCTGGTACTTCGTCAACAATTTCAATAGAGCTAAACTCAGTTGATTTTGTTAATTTGTATATTGCTTTAAATTCACGGCTTAATGAATCACCATGCAGAACTACGGCATTTATATTTCTGATTGCTAAATTAAACAAGAGAAATGGCAATGCACGATCTGAAAACTCCTCACAATAAAACTGTGCATCAGGATTTTCTGCATATCGTTTAATTGTTAAACCGCCAGTTCCTGCACAAATGTCTGCATTGGAACGAGTTGGCCCAAGAACTCCACTGGCTACCCGAATAATTCCATCTGGTGTAAAATCTTGTTTCTTGCCTTTTCGGTCTGAATGTTCCGCTTGAAAATATTCTGTGAACCAATCAAATGACAGGTCTTGTTCTTCTTTTAAAAAGTTGGTAAATAGTAGTTCTCGTTCGCTTTGACTACTTAATATTTCAATCAATTTATAGGAAGCATGAAAGCTTTCATCAACACCTAGCAGTTCATTTATTTTTTCTGTTGTTAATTTCATCGTTTTTAAGGAGCAAAAAGCTTTTTAATGCGGCCGCAAACCTCCGCTCCTTTCTATTTATTTTTCTCTAAAACTTTTTTAAATATGTCATCCACTAATTTTTCTGGAATATTTGATCGTTCGTTATAGCTTTTTGAAAAATTCCCCCATGCAATTTCTTGTTTAATAACTTTATTTTTCAATCCCAAATAGATATTACTAGCAAATTTCGTGGGCTTCTGTAATGGATAATCATAATTGTTATACCTGGTTAAATTTTTAAATGGTATTTTAAAATTCAAGACATCTTCAATATATTCCCAAATTTTACCATTAGCCGGGTTCTCAATAATGAAATATCTGGGTTGGTACTTTTTTATAATTTTTATAGTATTAAAAACCGTTAACTCTCCATTCACTCTTTTTAAAAATTGTCGTTCATAAACATAATTAGTATCTTCGTAATCTTTTGTGGTTCTTATAGTAAACGGGCTTGGTAATATCTGTGGCGCAAATAAATTATCTGTTACATCTTCTCTTTTCCAACATGCATTCCCATTTTTCATTGCACTAGCTACTGACCAGCTTTCACATGGTGGGCTTGCAATGATTAAATCTGGTTTTGGTAATTTGTCTAAAACTTTGAATAATTTATTATCATTAAACATATAAGAATAGTCCGCTAAATTCAGATGAATAAAATGGTCATTCTTATTTTCAATATCCAAACCTATGCTGTATATTTCTATATCTTCAAACTTTTGTGCAGAACGTTTATAACATCCGTTCCCACTATCAAATAGTGCCCATACTATCATAATTTCAAAGGAGCAAAGAATTCTTTACTGTGGCCACAAACTCCACTCCTTCCTGATTAATTATTCAATCTTTCAATCTTTCTACGCACACCATCACGGTTTACTCTCTCAACATCCAGCATTTGATATAATGATATTTCTGAAAGACCAGTGTATTCCGATAGCATATTAATCGACTGGGTAGTAACATAACTACCATTTTCATATAAGCGATATCTTGCCATTGCCCTGTTTCTTATTCTGGTCTTCGACTTATGAATGCCTTCTTGTGAAGGCTTACGTAGCTTTTTTACCTCTTCAACAAGTGTAGGATTATTTTCCCAATCAGGAATGTTTTCTACTATATAAACTAACCGTTCAATTTGTTTGTTTTTAAACGGCATGCGTACCACCTTCTTGATATGTTTTTGGATTAATACCATTTGGTAATCTCCATCCATTTGCAGCAATGCGATTAATCATTTTACTTGCACCATCAAAGGACCATGTACCGACATTCTTAAATCCACGTTGTTCCAATAATCTGATTTGCTTAGGTGTTGCCAACCCAGCTTCTTTTCTTTTTTGTAATCGATCAAGTATTAGACTAGCTTTACCAGCGTTATCAATTGCATCTGGTAATATTCCTAATTTTTCTAATGCTGAAACTTGTTGACTGGAAGGCGGCCCCATTTCCCATCCAAAACTAGGAACATAACCAGTTAAATCTTCCGCTTGGATAGACATTTCAAATTGAAGAGGATCAACTAATTTTCGTTTACGCTTACGCATTTCTTCAAGCTGCTTTGCTAATGCTTCTTCTCTTTCTGCAATAACATCTTTTTCTGCTTGAACTTCAGCTTCTTCAATATCCATAGCGAAACCTTGGGCACCTGCTTCTTCAATGTTTTCAGTCATTTTTTTAGCTACTTCATCACTATTTGCTATCAAATGCGCTGGATGGCATAGCTCATGTCTTTCTGTATGCCATAAAAAATCTAAAAGCAATAATTCTTCCTTTCCAGGAAATAAACGTGTGCCACGTCCTATCATTTGAGAATATAAGGACCGAACTTTTGTTGGTCTTAAAACGACTACACAATCCACCGAAGGGCAATCCCAGCCTTCAGTTAGTAACATCGAGTTACAGAGTACGTTATATTTATCATTGTCGAAATCTTCTAAAATTTCTTGACGATCCTTTGAATCTCCATTTACTTCTGCAGCTCTAAAACCTTTACTATTTAAAATGTCTCTAAATTTCTTGGAAGTTTTAACTAATGGTAAAAAAACAACTGTTTTCCTGTTTATGCAGTGTTTAACCATTTCTTCAGCAATTTGTTCCAAGTATGGATCTAATGCCGTTCCTAAATCTTTAGTAGAGAAATCGCCAGTTTGCTGTTTTACACCTGATAAATCTAATTTTAAAGGAATAGTTAGGGCCTTTATTGGTGATAAATAGCCTTCTTTAATGGCTTGTACTAGCGAATATTCATAAGCTAAACTTTCAAAATAAGAACCTAAATTTCTCATGTCTCCACGATCTGGCGTTGCGGTTACGCCTAACACATTCGATTTGTCAAAGTGTTTTAATACTCGTTGGTATCCTTCACTAATACAGTGGTGAGCTTCATCAACTACTATAGTGTCAAAATAATCTGGTGGAAACTTACTTAAACGTTTTTCTCGTTGCATTGTTTGCACAGAACCAACAACTACTCTTAAAAAACTGCCTAGACTAGTCTGTTCTGCTTTTTCAGTTGCTGTTTTTAGCCCTGTTGACTTTTCTAATTTGTCAGAGGCTTGATCTAATAATTCACCACGATGAGCAAGGACGAGCACACGCTCGCCTGCCCTTACACGGTCTTCAATGATTTTGCTAAATACTATCGTTTTACCACAGCCTGTAGGCAAAACTAATAATGTTTTCTTTTTGTTATTCTGCCATTCATTTTGAACAGCAGAACGCGCTTCCTCTTGATATGGTCTGAGCTTCATTACCGTCACCTTCTATGCAAGGATCGTAATACGATTAGAATCAATTTCTTCAAATAGTTCATCTTTTAGATACTCTCGAATATTGGTAATTGCTTGATTTCTCCATGCCCCACCATCAGCTTCAAAGATTGCACAACGAGGGCCATCTTTCATGCGGAAAATAAATTGGCTTTCAGGTTGTTCGACTTCTAAAAACGTCCGATATGGCGCAAGTTCTACTGGATTAGGAACACGCACATCCGCTTTTGATGCAACACCTTGGTTAATAGTGACTGCTTGGCTAACACCGTCATCTCCTGTAGTTTTTACATTTTCTTCAGCAACATTACCAACAACTTTTAAAAGAATGCCACGGTCCTTGTTATTGACAAATTTTGACTGCAAAGCAATATTGAAGGTTTCAGTATCCATGAAACAGTCAAAATTGAAAGTCGGGATAATCGCTTGAGCAACAGCTAATGTTTCACGTTCCCCATTTACTTCAAGCAAACCTTTTACAGAAACTGTCGCTTCATTTTTAATATGCACAATTAGTTTTTTTGATTCTCTCTCTAAATTTGCTTTAATATAATTTACTAATCCACTTAGTGTATTAATTCTTAGCGGTTCCTCTGCAGTGTAGACACGAGGTAAAATTTCTTTTCCTTGTCCTGCAGCGTCTATTAAAATCCAACGTTCGTCATTATCAAAATTAATCAATCGATTTTCTGGCTTGATTCCTTGTTCCATTAAATATTGAATTGCTTCTTTAGTCATTGTCATTTAATTATCCTCTTTTCTCTTGTAAGTCTATGATTTGTTTTTGCTTTGCTTCTTCTTTTTCAATTACATCAATTGGTTCACCAATATCTGTTTTGGTTTCCCCTGTTTCTGGATCCATATACGTTTGACCAGGGACTGAGGATTGAAGCTCGTGTGCCTCAATCTGTCCTGTATTTAAATCTTTTCCTGTTAATACCGTTGTATTCACTCCATCAACTGGTGCTAATTTCAAACTAAAATCACTTGTCATTGAAACTACTTGACGATTTTCATCTGGTTTAAATTCTAACTTAATAGTGATTGCTCGCTTAGCAACTGGAGAAGTATTCGGATCATGAATATTTTCAAACAACTTTTTTAATTCACCATCTAATTTTTCTTGAATTGCTCCATTAGCTAATTTGGATAAATTTAATTCGATTTCTTTGCTCATAGTATTTTCCTCCTAAAATGCTCCTGGTTGATATCCCTGAGTTGGCTGTTGAGCTGGATGTGGCGCCTGTGGTGCTTGCCAATTGTTTTGTTGTAGCATTCCTGGTTGAGTTCCTTGAATTGGCTGTTGTAACTGTTTAACAATCTCAGGCATTTCTTTTGTTTGATAGTAGCTGTCGTCACTTGGATAGAAACGATCTACATCGTTGTATGTGTTGTTATTATATGAACGATGTTTAATTTTCACTGCACCTTTTGATCCAGGAACTAAAGTCCAATTCATTTGTAATGGCTCTCCTTTTTTCTTTTGGCCAATTGAAGCAAAGAAAGCGGACAATAACCCTTCTGTAGAAGTATGCAAATATAAATTATTGAAGACGATGGCTGTCCCTTGAGCTGTTTGGATTTTCAATTCTAATTTAGCCATATTACAAGCTGGAAGTTTTGCATCCCCACTTCTAGGTGTATAACGAGATCTTTCGAATTTAACTACTTCAAAAATATAATCTCCTGGCTCTAACAATAAACCTCCATCATTATCTTGTTGGATAGTATCGTCCCATCCTAATTCACGTTCTTGTTGAAATTGTTGTGTCATCATTTTTCCTCCTAGTTTACTTTTTGTTTTCTAATTTCTTGAATCATCGCAAATACATCTGGCCAAGCTGCAACCAATACTCCATCAATGTAACCAAGATCATAATTCTGAATTGGGGTACCTGTTGGGTAATAACCTTTAGACTCTGTAGCTGCCATAATTTCTTCTGGTAAAACGTTGTTAGCTTTCATTAAATCGACTAAGTTTTGTGGAATACCTGTATAGTCAACCGATGAATCGTTAATAGATTGTACTTGTGGTTCTGACTGTAATTCTTGATGATTCTCTTGTACTTGCGGTTCCATTACTGGTTGTTGAACTGGCAAAGGATTCTTGGGCGCAAAAATATGTGCTAATCCAGCAAAGCTCATGTCCATTTCATCTGGTAAACTAAAACGATTCTTAGCATCCCATGCTGGATGATGTGTCGTATAAATAACTCGTTTTCCACCTTGACCTTTAAATTTACTTCCTTTATCATCCGCAGCAATAGATAAAGTTTTGTAATTACAAAATAAAACCATGTCCCCCCATTCTTTAGTTATTGAGGCTGTTTTAGCTGTCGTCTTATTACCTAATTTTAATTCCCACCGGTCATAAGCACCCATTTCATCTGGCTGTTCAAACTTTACAATTTTTGCATGAGCTGTAAGAACAACGTTAATTCCTAGTTCCGTTAAATCTGATAGCTTGTTTAAGAAACGCCCAAATTCTTCTTCTAATTTTATAAAGCCCTCTCCATAACCAAATTGGGTAATACTTGTTTTATTTGCGCTGCTAGTTATAAACTCAATGCACAACCGTTCTGCCCAGTCTGCTGTATCTATAACTAATGTTTTACATGGCATAGTTTGCTTAACAAATTCAATCTGTTGCATCAACATACTCCAACTAGTTGGTTTATCCATTCGGGCAACGTTCATATTATTAGTACTTCCTTCAGTATCAATAAATAGTGGATCTGGGAACTCGGCTGCCAAAGTGGATTTCCCAATTCCTTCGGGTCCATAAATTACTGATTTTTGTGCTTTCGCAATTACTCCACGTGTAATGTTCATAAATTAGAATGCTCCTTTCGTCCATGTTGGTTGTACTTGTTGAGGTGGGGTTCCGCCCTCAACTAATTTATTTTCAGTTACATATCCATCTTCAATAATGATGCTACATTCTTCCCCAGTAGACACTCTGGTAGCAATGGCTTGTAATCCTTCTTGCTGCAGCCACTGACTAAATTCATTAAGTGTAATCATATCCATCTGTTCCAATTTATCTAACAAAACAAATCCACATTGAGGTTTTAGTTTGCGTACGATTGCAGTTGAAACTTTTAATTGATCTGAACCACTCATGTTGTCCCACTGCTGTCCTTTATAAACCAACTCACCATCTTTTACTGATAATTCAGGTAGTGGCAAGTCAGCATTTTCTAATAATTTCATACGCTCTTCACGTACAAGATCAATTGCATCAGATAGTTCTTTGTACTGATTTAAATAGTCTTCAGCTTCCTGTTCAGCTTTTTCTTTATCAAGATTTGCTCGAACTTTACGATTTATTTCGTCAATATTTTGAATATTTTGTTCTAATTCAGTAGTTGATTGATCTTGCAAATCTTGAGCGGACATTTTCGCTGTTGCTAAATCACTTTCTGTGATTTTGAGCTTTTCTTCCATTTGTGCTAACTGCTGACGGACTCTTTCAACTTCCTGCGTTTCATAATCGAACTGTGTTTGTAGGCGTTGAACATTTTCTCTCTTTTTTTGATTCTCGCCATTCTTAGCTAGCACAGATTGCTGTTGTTGAATTAAATCAAAAGTTGATACTAATTCCTTTGGTGCATCAGCATAATGAATTTGTTCTTCAGCGAACTTTTTCTTTTGATCTGCAATACGACCAACTTGATAGCGTTCGTTATATATTTCTTGTTCTTTTCGATCTAGCAACATTAATTGATCACCGATACCAATAATCTGTAATAAAGTGGCCGCTTTTTCTTTGCTTGTTGATTCCATGAATTTAGGTAAATCAATGGCTAATTCTTCTACAAAGCTATTGAGCAATTGTTGTCCACCTTTATTTCCTTCTGGATCCAAAACAGTGAGAGAGCTGTTTTTACCTTTTCGCTCTACTACTAGGCCGTTGTTCATAGTTATTTTTAAGTTTGGTGGATTCACAGAGCCTTCACGATAGGGATTTGAAGGTTTATACTTATTTCCACCCAAGGCCCATGCAATTGCATCTAAGACACTTGTCTTTCCTTGGTTATTATTCCCGCCAAGAATTGTCAATCCATTTTCATTAGGTTGGATTACTACTGCTTTAACACGTTTAACGTTTTCTACTTCTAAACTGTTAATCTTCACTGCCATATTTTCACTCTCCTTCTGAGAAACTAGACAATGTGACATTGTCATTTAACTTTCTCTATTTCCGTGTTATTATTTACTTGTATAATTTTTGTTTAGTGGCTTACTTCGTCTGCAAACGAGGTAGGCTTTTTTTTCGATTTCATTCATCGTTTAACATCCCACTTCGTTTAACATTTTTTGATAGATTATTTCATAACGATCCAATTCTTTTTGAAAATGTTTTAACGTATGGATATCTTGTTTCATTGGGTGTTTAGCACTTTCACGGCGTACTGTGTCTTGCAATGATTCAATCTTTTCTCGGACGGTTTCACGCACTAAGAAAGCCTCATTTTCATTCAACATCTTTTTCTTTCCTTTCAATCGATTTTTCATATAAATCCCACTGGACTTCTGTATCATTTGCAAACCATGTAAGACTTGCGCTACCAGCTATAGCCACTAACCACCCAACAGGAGTACTTAGTGCTAATATTGCGCCAACTATAGCTAACCCTATGAAAGCGCCTAGTAAGCGTGATTTATACAACTCTTTCATCACAACCGCCTCCTGTAAGCAACGCTGGCAAACAATGCTATGACACCAAACATTCCGGCTTGAATAAAATGACCAGTAAATAGATCAACTAATGCTATTAGACTAAATACTGTCGTGGTAATTATCGTTAAAGCTCTCATAGACGTTGCCCCTTATTCTCTAACTCCATTTCCCTTAAGAATTCTAATTCACTTTGAAATTGCTCCATTTTCCTACTAGTCAACATGTCAGCTTTTTTTAAGGCTTCACGATCTTCTTGAATAGCCCTTCTATCATTTTGAATCCACTTTAGAATTTGTTTTTGTTGTCTTTCGCTATACCCCATAATCAGACAACCTTCGTGTTATTCGCTCGTTCTGCATCTGCAATTCGTCTATTATTGATAATGTCTAGCACACGCTTCTGACTTTCAATAGGCGGTGATACTGGCGGATCGTACATTCCTGTTTTTGGATTAACAAAAATTTCTGTACCATCAGCTAAAAATGAACGCACTTTTATTTCTTTTGACAAATAAACACATCCTTTCTGGTATAATTTGATTATCAGCAAGTGGTCTGCTGAAATAATTTGTAAGGTGGTGGAATATTATGAACTGTATGAACTGCGGTAGCACACATATAGCTCCAGTTAAAACTTCATCAGGAGATAGATATCTGTTAACAGAAATTGATACTAAATCTAATTCTGTTAATGTTGGTAATGGATTGGTTGTTGACGTAATAGCATGTACTAGTTGTGGATTTCTTCATTTAATCAATGAAGACTTTAAAAACGCCGAAATATCTAAATAGTTACCTCTGTATTTTGAGGATTTATAAAACCATCTCCTAATTTTACAGAAATTTGTTTTTTATCCTCTTGACTACTTCCGATAGTTGAGAGGATATTTTTTATTTCTTGCTCAGTTCCTTCGATTGTTATTTTCATGTTCTACCTCCTAAGCTGGTTGTTTTCGTTCCGTTATCGGAACAGTGAATTTAAAAAAAATATTCATATCTGTAACGCCTACAATCTCTGCAAAATCTGCCAAATCGTCTGCACCTGTTTTAGACTTTCCGTTTTCGAATTTTGCATACTTAGCTCTAGACCAACCAAGTTTATTCGCAGCCTCTTCTTGAGTTAATCCAGAAGCAATCCGTTCCGCTTTAATTCTATCTGTGTTAAACATGTAATCACCTTCTCTCTATTAATCTCATAGCTTCATAATCTAGCTACGAATATAGAATAACACCATCGTTCCATTTTTGCAACACTTTTTTAGAAAAACAAATATTTTTGTTTCATTTTTGGAACTTTATGATATAATAGCTTCGAAAGGAGGTACTTATGAACAATAACGAAAAAATCAGGGATATTATAGTAGCTAGAAGAAAAGAATTAGGTATTTCATTATCAGAAATGGCAAGAAGACTAAACATACCAAAATCCACTCTTTCTAGATATGAAAATTTAAAGCATCAATATCCTCTTGATGAAATACAAAACTTTTCTTCTGTTTTAGATTTGGATCCTAAATATATTCTTGGACTCAATCAAATTTCTTCTATCGATGAGTTGTACAACCAACTAGAACCCGAAAGACAAAAAATTGTATATGATACTGCTAAAGAACAATTGGCACAACAAAATAAATCTTCTAATAATGTAGTTAACATTAACAAGAAAAAATATGATACTTTAGCTGCGCATTCACCAGATCCTGATAAAGTATTTACTGATGAAGAGAAACTTAACATTAATCAATTTCTAGATAAAGTGGATGCTGATTATGATAGAAAGCAAAAAGAATGTAAACATCTTTTTGATGATGAATCAGATGATAAAGAATAATTTTCAGGAGTATTTTATGAACGAATATGAACTGTTGGTGTCAGAGGTACAGAAAAAAGCACCAGTTATTGAAACAGATTTGTTTCAAAATACTGGATGCTATGGATTGTACCGTGATGGTAGAATTTATATTGAAAAATCGTTGAGTCTAGTTGAAAAAAGAAATGTGCTAGCTGAAGAACTTGGCCATCACGATACTTCGTTTGGCGATATATTAAACCAGGATTGTTTAGAAAATCGCAAACAAGAATTAAGAGCTAGACAATATGCTTTAGAACAATTAGTCACTTTAGATGATTTAATTAAGTGTTCAGAATCAGGATTCAGTAATCATTACACGTGCGCTGAATTTTTAGGGGTAGACGTTGAAACTCTCAAAAATGTACTCGCCTATTATCGACAAAAATTTGGTGATACCCATTTTTATAAAGGAAGAATTTTTGAGTTTAATGATTTATCAGTCATGATTTTAAATACAAATTTACAATAAAAAAGCCCCGTGCTACAACACGGAACTCTTTCCTCATTTATGAGAATTATTCAATAAATACATTATATCAGAAATGGGGAGTTTTAAAAATGAAAAAAAGGGTTATTTTAACTTCACTACTACTACCTATTATTTTTATATCAGGTTGCAATGTCAGTGGTAACGATGATAAAACAAAAGAAGCGGAAACGCATGAAAAAAAACAAACTACCAAAATACCTGAAAATAAATTGGGAATAGATTCAAAAAAAGTAATAGAATCTAATTTAAATGAATTGACCGAAAGTAAATATGAACTTACTAATAAGTATGATTCCTATCTGACATCAAAAAATCTAAAAGTTGAAATATTTAAAGAAAGTGTGTCACCGATTGCTTTTGCTTTGTTCACAAAAGCCGATGAAAAACAGCCTTCTGCGCTAACCATTTTTTCTACTATGAGACTTGCAAATAGCGTAGTAGAAAAAAAGTTTGATGATTTAATTCTTGTTTTAGAAAATAGTATTCCAGATAATTCAAAAAAATATATTAGTAAATCTGAAAATTCAATAGATGATAATAAATTTGTCACTTTTGTTTTTAACAATGATTTAAATAGTAATGATTTAGACGAATTATTAGCAGATGTACTAGCTGGTAAGGATAAAAAGGCGGAAGAAACAACTGCTTCTTCCTCACAATCTAGTAAAGTTCCTCTGGAATACACAAATGCAAAGATAAAAGCTGAAGAGTATATTAACCACAGCTCTTTTTCAAAAATTAGCTTATATAAACAACTTCAGTATGAAAAATTTTCTGATGAAGCAGCAAACTTTGCAGTAGAAAATATATCTACCAATTGGAATAAACAAGCAGTAAATAAGGCTAAAGAGTATATGGAAAGTATGGATATCTCTAAAGAAAAATTAAAAGACCAGTTGTTATATGAAGGTTTTACCGATTCAGAAATAACTTATGCCTTAAATAATATATAAAAAGGACGTGTTTTACATGAAAGTAGGAATGCGTAAACCAAGTATAAAAAAATCAATAAGTGCTCGTACTACTGGAAAAGCTAAACGTAAGCTTAAAAAAGCAGTAATTCCTGGTTATGGGCAAAAAGGAACTGGTTTCATTAAGAACCCCAAAAAAGCTATGTATAATAAAGTATATAATAAAACAACTTTTAGCTTTTGGGATTTGTTCAAGTAACAGGAATAGCCTTAGGGCTTTTCTTTTTCAAAAAGTGAGAACATACATTCGAAAGGAACTATACTATGAATAAATATGATGTTGAAAAAAGACTATGCGATGAACTAAATATCGAATATATAAATTTAAACCTTCGCACTGGACCTAGCTATATATTTACCGAAGAAGAATATCAGGAATTGAAATCCGACTACGCCAAATTGTTTTTACAGTTAGAAAATATTGATGAAAACAACTAGTATTTATATTGAAAGGAGCAATTTTATATGAAACGTGCAGCATTGTATATACGTGTATCCACAATGGAACAAGCCAAGGAAGGATACAGCATTCCCGCACAAACAGATAAACTAAAAGCTTTTGCAAAAGCAAAAGATATGGCAGTTACAAAAGTATATACTGATCCAGGGTTTTCAGGAGCAAAAATGGAGCGCCCTGCATTACAAGAAATGATATCTGATATTCAAAATAAAAAAATTGATGTGGTTCTAGTCTACAAATTAGATAGGCTTTCACGTTCACAAAAGAATACATTGTATTTAATTGAAGATGTATTTCTAAAAAATAATGTAGACTTTATCAGCATGCAAGAAAGCTTTGACACATCAACACCTTTTGGCCGTGCGACGATAGGAATGCTATCCGTTTTTGCACAATTAGAGCGAGACACAATTACAGAAAGAATGCACATGGGAAGAACAGAACGTGCAAAACAAGGATACTATCACGGAAGTGGCATTGTTCCATTAGGTTACGATTATGTGGATGGAGAATTAATTATCAATGATTACGAAGCGCAAATTATTCAAGAAATCTATGATTTATATGTGAACCAAGGTAAAGGGCAGCAATATATAACAAAACGTATGGTTGCAAAATACCCAGATAAGGTAAAAACACTAACCATAGTAAAATATGCCTTAACAAATCCATTATACATTGGCAAAATAAGTTGGGACGGCAAAGTGTATGATGGCCATCACACACCTATAATTGATAAATCTATGTACGATAAAGCTCAAGAAATTATTGCCAGAAAGGCTCAAAAAGGTGGCGAACAGCATGGAAATCAATTAGGACTTTTATTAGGGATTACTTATTGTGGTAAATGCGGAGCTAAAGTATTTCGTTATGTATCAGGAGGCAAAAAATATCGATATAATTATTATATGTGTAGATCAGTAAAGAAAATGCTACCTTCGTTAGTAAAAGATTGGAACTGCAAACAACCTAGTCTCAGACAAGAAGTAGTTGAAAAGAAAGTAATAGATTCACTTAAATCATTGGACTTCAAAAAAATCGAACGTGAATTAAAACAAGTTGAAAATAAAACAAAATCAAAAATCACCACTATTAACAACCAAATTTCCAAGAAGCATAACGAAAAACAAAAAATTCTAGATTTGTATCAATATGGTACATTTGATGTCACAATGCTCAATGAACGTATGAAAAAAATTGATAATGAAATAAATGCGTTAACTGCCAATATATCAAACTTAGAAGGTACTAAAAGTGAGTCATTAATTAATAAGCTTGAAACGTTAAAAACTTTTAATTGGGAAACTGAAACTACAGAAAATAAAATCCTTATCATCAAAGAGTTTGTTGAACGTATAGAACTATTTGATGATGAGGTAATTATTAAATATAAATTTTAG